TAAGATGCCTCTTCGCATATTTCGTGCTTGCTGTGAGATCCCAGATCTGTACAAAGTCCTTGTCGTCTGCTTTTCTAATGCCTCGCCCAATGCTTTGTATAACGCGGACAAAGCTCTTTCCGGGCTCCAAAAGTACCAGATTAAAAATACGGGGGATATTAATACCCACAGCGGCCACACCGTAAGTCGCCACAATAATCTTTTTATCAGAAGTTGCAACTTCGTCATATTCTGTTTTCCTATCTTTTGTTTTTACTTCTCCTGACACAAATACCGCGTCAGGATTCATTTCAATCAATGCTTTGCCTGAATCAATTCTATTGACCAGTACCAGTGTATTGCCTGTTTCGGCAATGCCTTTGATCATGCTACTGATGTAATTCATCCTGGTGCTATCGGTGACCAAGTATTTTAATTCTTCTGCATATCCGCCAAATTCTTTCCATTCAGCAGTCTGTATAATATTCACATGACAGTTGCTCAATACTCCTGATTCTTGCAATGTGTGAGCAGCAACTCTGTTTACTACCTCACCTAAACTTGCACGAATACTTTGAAATTCGTGGTCTGCTTTTGGTACAGTTCCAGTCAAACCCCAACGTATAGGAGCCTTGGCAAGATTGCGAGTCAACAAAGTTTTTAGTACTTCTGCCTTTGCCATGTGTACCTCGTCAACCATGACACAGTTGACATTATCTAACAATTCTGTCAGACGAGCCAACCGTTCTTCACCGTCAAATTCCTTGGAACCTTTTTCTAAAATGTTCAAACTTTGCCAGGTGCAAATAGTATGTGTTCGATCTAGATTTTTTCTATCGCCATAGTACACACCAACGTCTAATCCGCAGTTGACAAAGTCTTCTTCAGTTTGTTCAACTAAACTTTTATTAGGAACAATGGTTACAGTTCGACCGTATTTTTCACAGATTTTTGCCAAAGTTGCGGTGGTAATTGTTTTACCAAAGCCGGTGGCAATTTCTTGAATACACTGCGGATTTTCTAAAAATTTGTTAATGACTTCAACTTGGTCATTTCGCAATCGAATAGGCTGACCAGCAAAGCGATGACCTTTGGGCCATGTTTGATCACCCCAAAAATCCTCAGAAATTTGGTCAAAATTCAGACAAGTAGGATCACGTAAATCTTCAAGTTCAATATAGTAGTTTTTACTTTCCAGGTACTCCAGCACCTGTGGTAACATTGACAGATATGTTGTGCCGCCAAGTCCAAAGAAACTGACAGTACCGTCCCATCTACCCAATTTATAAGCAGGTCTAAACCGAGCAGTAGGGTCTTCATACTTGAATTTTTTGACCAATGCTTTACGAGCATCAAGATCTAAATTTTCAATCTTGATATTAACCTCGTCTTTGATAACAATTTTACATGAAGCCAAACTGCAAGTTCCTTGATTCTTTTACTTTTGAATAAGATACCACATTTTCATGGGATCCCACTATTTCTCGCATGGAATAATGCACATTGCTGTAACCAAGATTCAATACACTGTGAAATTTTATTTTAGATTGTAACACAGGTTTAGGCATTTTGCCACTGATAAACACAACTTTTGTTTTTTCACAAATTGGAGAATTTAATTCATGCTGTTTTATGAAAATATTGAAATTTTCATGGGTTTCTGAAGGGAGTCTAAACATCACACTCATTTGAGTGTTTTCAATATTCAATGATTTGAAAAAATCATAAGAATTTTTCAATGTTTCAAATTCATTTCCGCCTGGCACAATAACCAATGTTGGATTCATGAATTCTATAATGTGTTTGATCACGGAAATATCATGAATATTGCAATCTATCTGAAGATTTTGAGATGTATCTGATTTTAAAAACTCTCGAGTGATTGGATCAACTTCATCACTGTCTAAAAAATTAGATACAGTTTCATCCCAGGTAAAAATTCCTCGTTTTCTTGCTTCAAAAATAGATTCTAAAATGTCTGTGGTAATCAACTCAGGCATTGATGCACTACAATTCTTGATTTTTGGCAATTTTTCCTCAATGACCAGCATTGGGACAAATTTTTCAAAATTTTCCTTGACATCTTGCACCTGTTGGAAAAAATTTGTTATGTATTCATCTGTTTCAAATTTTTCGGCACATGACAATTCCATTAAAAATTGCAAACTTGATTCGTTGAGAGCAAAAAACCAGGCTTTTTCGTCCTTGTCCCAAAAAGACACACCAACATCGTCCTTGGCCAGACGAATTTGTTTTATAATATCTTCATTGTATGGAAACACTGCCTTGATGGCACGACCAATTTGGGAATGAGTCACAACAGACAACGATCTCACATTGTTGATTCTTCTAATAGGTATTCTAAAAGTGGGATTTTTGACAAATTCTGAGATATCTGTCTTTACATACACCGATAACGCAGCCGTATGACGAGTCAGCATCTTGATTGCTAGGCTACTTTGCTTTTCGGTGAAACCCAGGCCGCGAGTGAGTTGATCATAAAAACTATGAGTCAACTTTTCGTCCCAAGAATTTAACGTAATACGAGAGTACACCAGGGATATAATGAGATCTTCTATGTTCATAGTTTATTATACACTCAAAGTGTAATATCTTCAAGCCCCGCAGCTCTCAATTTGATAATATTGCTAAGTTGCCACTGTTTGATATCCAGTGCTTTGATAATACCCAGCCATTGATTTCTCAACATGGCAAATTCGTTGATGATTTTTTCCATATCAACAACATCCGCTTCGCCATCCACGTATTTTTCAACATCTCGGCTGCTGAGTGCTCGTTGATAATTCTCTAAGTATTTTTTGAATGCTTTGGAACGAGTTCTTCTTAACTCAATGTTAAGATATTCTAAAATAGCCTCAATTTCCTGAAGTTGATTAAATCTCTGCTCAACAATACCCGGTAGACAGGCAGAGGCTCGTTCCACGTTTCCGTGGATCGAAACCTCTGCTCTTGCAAACTCAATTTCGTCGTAAAAGTGATTTAAACAATCTGGAAGATGTGCTATGTCTTTGGAGACTTTAGCATACCAGGACATGATTAGTCCTCGTCTTCGTCGTAGTCGTAATCTTCTTCAACGTCTTCTTCGTCATCTGCTGTTGCCAGCATGATAGCATCATCAAGATGAGGATCGTAACCCATAATACTTTTTAGCACACTGGTTTCGACATCTTTTCCAATCAGCATATCAATAAAATGATTTGCTGCGGTTTCTTTATTCTTATCAGAGATGTATTCTTTGAATACATCCCAAACTTCAATAATTAGATCTTCTTCCATTATGCTTCCTCAGTATCTTCGGTTGTTACAGATATATCAGTTTTCATACCATTCTTGGAAATTTCCTCCATCATGATAGTCAACCCATCTTTTTCATTCTTTTCCCATGCTTTGCGGAATTGTTTAATAACTTCGCCGTCGGCAGTTGTGTAAACAAGACTGTTGCCTTCTTTCTTCAACATACCTTTGGCTTCAAACAAATCTACTAAACCACTATGCGGACTCATACCAGTTGTGTATGGAATTTCAACTTGTACACCTTCAAATGGCTTTGAATAACGAGTTTTCATAATCTTACAAGCACTACGAATACCGTTAACTGTAGTAGTCTTATTACCATCAGCATCAGTTTTCAATTTCAATTTACGCATTGCTACTACAATTGAACTTGCATAGATGAAACCTTGTCCACCACTAATCTTATCATCTGGATCAAACATATCCTGGCTAGCATATGTGTGATTTGTACAAACCATACCTACGTTCCATGAACCGAACATATTTACACAGTTACGAACAAGTGATGTAAGTGCTTTGGGCTTACGGCCCATGTCACCTTTCATTTCACCTGCTTCAAACTGATTGACGTCAGTCGGAGTCAACAACATGCCCAAAGAGTCAATTACAAATAATACCTTTGGACGAGTATCCTCGGGCATAGTTTTGTATTCTTTCATGAATTCAGAGATGGTTTTAGCCACATCGTCAATCATAGCCATGTTGAGTTTTAGAAGTTTATCGTCACTGGTATCAACACCCAGATCTTTTAACCACTTCTCATCAAGAGCGTTTTCACTGTCAACTAGGATAACATAGATGCCTTGTTCCTGTGCTGCCTTGATAATGTTTCCGGAGCAGATATAACTTTTACCTGCACCAGATTCACCAGCAAACACAGTTACCTTACCAAGCGGAACTCCTTTGAAGAAGTCACCGCTGATAAGATAGTTCAAAGCATAGTTACCTGTTGAAATCCAATCTGTAGGATCATTAAATCCAATACCTAAGCCGTCGATAGACTTGGTAATAGATTTACGAAACTTTGAAATATCAAAGGATTTTGCCATGCTTCAACTCCTTAAGACTTTTGACGATTACGAATCATCGCAATAATGTCTGCGGCACGTGAGCCTGCATCGCCATTTGCTGGAGCAGATTTCTCTGCTGCAACAACTTTAGCGGGTGTTGCAGCCGCAGTCTCAAAAGGGACGTCGTCTTCATCTACTGAAGTAGATGCCACTGGTGCAGATGCTGCCGCTGGTGTTGCACGAGGTGCTGAGCCAGTTGACTGACCGCTACCACCCATACCGGCTGGCTTGAAGTATTGACCCCAACGATCCATATCAAATGCTTCACCGTCTACTGACGCTTCAAACATTTCTTTCATAACTTTGAGTTCAACTTCGCCTGGCTTCTTGGGCAAGAAGTCACTTAGTTTGTACAAACCGTGTTGTGCAATGGCTGCATTTTCAGCTTCACTCAAAGCACGTTCACGACGAGCCCAAGTGCTGGTAGAATAATCAGCATAACCACCTTTGCTTGTTTTAGCAATCTTGAAATCAAGACCACGAACAAAGTCTGTTGGCAGTTCTTCAATCTCACTATCCATCAAAGCATTTTTAACAATGTTAAAAATTTGTGAGCCGATGATGAATCGACGGATTGGATTTTCAGGAGTCTTATCTTCCTGTAGTTTGCTTTCGCCTACAAAACCTTGGAACAAGTATGACTTCTTCTTCCAGTACTTACGACCCATATCTTCCAAAGACTTGTCCTTGAACCATGGGCGAACTTCTGTTAGAATTGGGCATGTCTCACCCCACATTTCCATACAAGGAACTTGCACAGTCACTGGCTTGGAATTGGTTTCACCTTTCACACCGGCGAATGGCAATTTGATCATTGCTCGTTCAATCCAGAAGAAAGTGTTGTTTGGATCTGCGTCTGGAAGGAAGCGAACTGTTGTAGTCGAACCTTCTGGCATGTTCCAGTGAGGGTAAATTGCATTATCACCACCGCCGGATTGCCCGGAGTTTTGCTGTGAAGATGCTTGAAGTTTTGCGCGAATTTCTGCTAACGTTGCCATAATGTTTTTTCCTTAATAAATGTTGT